TGCACCCCACCGTCTGAACCCACCCCCGGCCAGTACGGCGGAGATGCCCGGGTCGAGACCAACTACCAGCAGACGGACTTCGCCGACACGATCGGGTTCCGCCCGAACCCGGGGACCTGATGCCTCGCTGTGGTGTGTGTGGTGAGCCCGCGTGGGGTGTCTGCTGTGACGTGCTCATGGCTGATCTGGACGAGGACGAGCCCACTGTCATCCGAGGGAGCGACTGATGAGCAGAAGCAACGGGAAAGACCTGAGCTGGCGAGCGGTGCTCGCTCAGGCTCTCGCGGTGGTCGCCTTCCCCTTCTACTTCATGGGCACCAAGGTCGCCGAGCACAACATCGTCCTCGGCGGGCTGCTGTTCTGCCCGCTCATGGGATGGACCTTCATCGTGTCCATCGCCCTGTTCGGCAAAGACGGCGCGGACGGCTGATGGACTGGTCAGGCTTCACCCCGGCTGAGCGCCGGGGTATCCGCCGTGTCATCCGCCGACTGTGGTGGCGCCGCTTCTGGCGCACCGTCACGGGACGGGCACGCTGATGGTCCGACGTGACAGTGCCATGCAGTACCGGATGCGTAACCACGTCCGCAAGGTAGGAGGCAACTGCCACCTCTGCGGCGAACCCATTGACTACACCATCCCCTACTACCTACCGGGGACGCGCACACCAAACCCGGAAGCGTTCGTCGCCGACCACGACATACCCCTCGACAAGGGCGGACAGCACGCCGTGTCCAACGCCAGGCCAGCCCACGCCGGATGCAACAACAAGAAGCGCGCACGCATCATCGCACCCATCGTCCGCCGCTCCGGGTCACTCAAGTGATCGAGGGCATGCGAACGGCATTCGAACATTCGTTCGAGCGGGGTGGGGAGGGGCCCCCAAGGGCCTCTCACGAAAGGTCTCCGGGTATAGCCGTTTTCTCTCCCCACGGTTTTTCCACGATGCCCCGCTGAAACCCCGGTGGGAACATTCGAACATCTGACCTCGCCGTTGGCGGCTCTCTGAGGGGGTGCGCCATGAAGTGCTCGACGTGCAAGAAGCCGCTGAACACAACGGATCGGCGGGTCCGGTACTGCTCTGATCGGTGCAAGGCAAACCGGCCGAAGCGGCCCAATCTGAGGGCGTTGAACAACCCCGGAGATGCAGAGCAGATACCGGTTGGTCCGACGCCGCCTCGGAAGATGACGGTTGATCAGGCGGCGCGTGATGGTTCGGACCTTGAGCTGTTGATGGCGATGCGGGATCGGGTGGCGGATCAGGTGGCTGATGTGACGTGCCCGCCGCGTGATTTGGCGGCGTTGACGCGTCGGCTTGAGGAGATCCGGAAGCAGATCGCTGCGGAGCGTGCACGGATCGCGGAGGAAGTGGATGGGGTCGCCGCGACAGTCCAAGACGGTGTCTTCGACGCCTCGGCTATCTGAGGCTGCTCGAGAGCTTGTCATCCCCAAGGGGATTGTGACGACGGGGTGGCCGCGGATTGAGGCGCAGTGCGCGTTGATGGGTGTCCGGTTCGATACCTGGCAGCAGGGCGTCGGGTCGGTTGCGTTCGGGAAGCGGAAGAACGGGAAGTACGCGGCCACCGTCGGTGGTGTGGTGTTGAGCATTCCCCGTCAGGTGGGTAAGACGTTCTTCGTCGGCATGGTGATGATCGCGCTGTGCGTGCTGTTCCCGAACACGACGGTGCTGTGGACCGCTCACCGGGTGAAGACGGCGACGAAGACGTTCACGACGATGCAGGGGTACGTCCGGCGCCCGAAGATCGTCCCTCACCTGCTCCCGAACCGGTCGAACGGTATCCGCACGGCGAACGGTGAGCAGGAGATCCGGTTCCGTAACGGGTCGGTCATCATGTTCGGCGCCCGAGCGGACGGGTTCGGTCGCGGTTTCGACCAGGTCGACTTCGAGGTGTTCGACGAGGCGCAGATCCTCGACGAAGCGGCACTCGAAGACATGGTGCCCGCATCGAACCAGTCGAAGCACCCGGCAGGTGCCCTCCTGTTCTTCATGGGCACGCCGCCCCGCCCAAAGGACAAGGGTGAGGATTTCACTCTGCGGCGCACGGACGCGTTGGCGGGGAAGTCTGTCGACACGTTCTACGTGGAGATGGCGGCTGACGAGGACGCGGACCTCGACGATCCGAAGCAGTGGGAGAAGGCGAACCCGTCGTATCCGCATCGCACGCCTCTCGAGGCGATGCAGCGCATGCGGGCGAACTTGAAAGACGATGACTCGTTCCGGCGTGAAGCGCTCGGAATTTGGGATCCGTCCGGGACGCCCGAAGTTATCGACGCTGGATCGTGGGGGCGGGCGAAAGACCCCGCTTCGATGGCGATCGAGCGGATCACGCTTGCGATCGACGTCGCACCGAACCGCAAAGTGTCGTCGGTGTCTCTTGCGGGGCAGCGTGCTGACGGGTTGTGGCACGTCGAGCTCGACGACCAGAAGGCTGGCACGGAATGGGTGTCGACGTGGGTTGCGGCTCGCGCTGCGAAGAACACGTTGCACGCTGTGGTGGTCGATGAGATGTCGGGTCTGGTAGAGGTGCGCAAGGGGCGGAACTACCTCAAGGGTACGAACGTGGTCGTCACCTTGGCTGCGGCCGAGGGGCGGGATATGGCGATCGCGTCGGGGAAGTTTTTCGACGCGGTGATGGAGCCGACGCAGACGCTTCGGCACACGGATCAGCCGCAGATGAACGTTGCGCTGTCTCTCGCGCGGAAGCGTCCCCTCGCGGGGGCGTGGGCGTGGAACCGCAAGGACGAAGATTCCGACATCACTCCCGTGGTGGCGGCGACTCTGGCGCTCTGGGGCGCTCAGAAGAACGATGTGGAACGCCCGACGCGGCGTGCGAGTCAGCGAACGGCGGTGGTGTTGTGACCGAACAGGTGATCCGTATACCGGGCCTCGGTGAGGACGACACCATCACCGTGAACTACCTGCTCGAGAAGCTGCGTGAGGTGCGCCCCCACAACAAAAAGCGGTCCGACCTGTACGACGGCAAGCGCGCCGTGCAGCAGGTCGGCAGCGTGATCCCGCCGCAGTATTACCGCCTCGGCCTAGCGCTCGGGTGGGCCGCGAAGGGCGTAGATGGTCTCGCGCGTCGGTGTCGGCTCGATCGGATGCAGTGGATCGATGGCGACCTGGATCAGGTCGGAATGCGGGAGCTCGAAGACTCGAACTTCCTGTACTCCGAGCTCGCGCAGGCTCGCACCGACTCGCTCATGCACGGCGTCTCGTTCCTCATCACCACTCACGGCGAGGACGGGGAACCGAAGGCGCTGGTGCACGCGAAAGACGCGCTGAACGCGACCGGCGAGTGGAACAACCGCGCCAAGCGTCTTGACAGCCTGCTGTCGATCACATCGTGGGACCGGAACCGGGTGACCGGGTTCTACCTCTACCAGGATGGCGTCACGGTCGAGGCTGAGGTCGACGAGCATGGTCGTTGGGTGATGGACCGGTCGGAGCACGCGTTCGGAATGCCTGCTGAGGCGCTCGTGTACAAGCCGCGACTGTCCAAGAAGCTCGGGCGGTCGCGCATCACGCCGGCCGCGATCTCGCACCAGCACGCCGCCGTTCGTGAGCTCATCCGCCTTGAGGGGCACATGGATGTGTATTCGATGCCGCAGTTGTGGTTGCTGGGTGCGTCGGAGGCGATTTTCAAGAACGCCGACGGGTCGCAGAAAGCCGCGTGGCAAATTGCGCTGGGGCGTATGTTCGGGATTCCCGACGACGAGGAAGCTCCCGCAGGTTCCAGCGGTCGCGCCGAGGTGAAGCAGGTCGATGCATCGTCGCCGGCGCCGCACCTGGCTGACCTGAACGCGTTGGCCAAGCTCGAGGCTCGTGAGTACGACCTTCCTGATTCGGACTTCGCGCTGACGGATCTCGCGAACCCAACGTCGTCTGACTCGTACACCGCATCTCGCGAGAACCTCATTGCCGAGGCGGAGGGGGCGATGGATGACTGGTCGGTACCGACCCGTCGCACCGTCGCTCGTGCCCTCGCTATTCAAAATGGTGAGGAGCCGGAAGCGTTCGCGTCGGTGAAGCCGGACTGGCGTTCGCCCGTGTACGTCTCCCGCGCTGCGGAGGCGGACGCCGGCGGCAAGCAGCTCGCTGCGGTCGAGTGGCTCAAGGAGACCCGCGTCGGTTTGAAGCTGCTGGGGCTGACCCCGGACGAGATCGATGAGGCGATGAAAGAGCGCACGGCCAACAGTGGTCGCCGTATCGCTGAGTCGGTCGTAAACCGACGTACGGCGCCGGCAAATGACGCCGCGTGAGTCGAAAGCGGCGCTCGGCTTCGTCATTGACGACAGCATTGACTCGGCTGAGTGGGCCCTGCGGCGCACGAGCGGTTCGTTCGAGGTACGTCGCCTGCAGATGATCGAGACGGGTTCGTCGCTGATCGGGTACTACGCCGAAGGGTCAGCCGCGCTCGCGGTCGACTTCTACGACGAGTCCCGAAGCAAGGCGCGAGCAAAAGGGCGGTTTGCGGCGGAGCCGGTCATCCTCGACCGGGTGGTGGCTATCCGCCGTGGCCTCGCGTGGGCGGTGGAGCCGCTGTCGACCGAGAACGAGCAGGCAGCGATCGACCGTCTGACCGACATCATGCGGTCAGAGGTTGTCCGCCCGTACCGCGACACCGTGATCGGGAATCGTCTACGCGACAAAGAGGCGGTTGGGTACAAGCGCATTGCGTCAGGCGGGGCGTGCGGGTTTTGTCGCATGCTCGCTGGGCGTGGGGCCGTGTACAAGCAGGCGACGGCGTACTTCGCCTCGCACGGCAACTGTCAGTGCACCGTACAGCCGTGGTTCCGCGGGCAACCGGGAGACGAAGCCAACGTCATCGAGTACATGGCCTCTCGCCGGAACAAGAGCGCGAAGCAGCGTCAACGCGTTCGTGAGTGGATCGCGTCGGAGTACCCCGACGAGGCCGAGCGCTCGCACACCAGATCTTCCCGCTGAGGCGGGGCCGTACCCGACGGTTTCGGGGGCTCTGATGTCCGACGGGACGGAAACGGGATGAATCAGTGATGAACAAGCAGATCCTCGGCGCGCACTTCGAGCCGACATGGCACCGGCCCTTCCTTCGCTACTTCGATGGCGAACAGGGCGGAGCTGGCGGAGACGGGCAGGGCGGGGGCGAGCAGGAGGCCAAGACCTTCACCCAAGACGAGGTCAACACCCTCATCAAGGACCGTCTGGCACAGCAGGCCAAGAACAAGTTCGGCGACTACGACGACCTCAAGGCGAAGGCCGACGGGGCGAAGACCATCGAGCAGAAGCTCGCGGATCTCGAAGCGAAGAACGCCGCGGCCGAAGCGCGCGCACTGCGGTCGGACATCGCCGCGAAGCACGGCATCTCGGCTGAGGACCGTGACCTGTTCCTCACCGGTTCGGACGCGGAGTCCCTGGAAGCGCAGGCCAAGCGCCTCGCTGAGCGGAACACCGATCAGAAGAAGAACGGTCTGCGTGCCCGCAAGGAGGGCCAGACCGTAACCACCACCATTTCCCCGAAGGACAAGGCGAAGCGCGATTGGCTCGCCTCCCTGCGGGGTGACGACGCCTAGGAGGCAACCACATGGTCACTCTGACCAGCAGCGACGTGCTCCTGCCCACGCAGATCGTGGACGGGATCGTCGAAAAGACCAAGACCGGATCCACCATCGCGGCGCTCTCGGGCCAGGAGCCCATGCGCTTCGGTGATGTCAACATCGTCACCTTCGACGACGACCTGACGGCCGAGTTTGTCGAGGAGTCGGGTGCCAAGTCGTCCGACGACGCCAAGCCCAGTTCGGTGATCGCCGTGCCTCACAAGGCCGTCGTGAACTTCCGCACCAGCGACGAGTTCAAGATCGCCGACGAGGACTACCAGCTCAGCATCCTCGACAAGTTCGAGGAGAAGTGCGCACGCGCGCTCGCCCGAGCGCTCGACCTCGGCGCGTACTACCGTCTCAACCCGCGCACCGGCAACGCGATCACCGGGTGGGACAACTACGTCAACGCCACCACGAACCGTGTCGAGCTCACCACGGGCACCCTCGGTACGCCCGACATCGTGATCGAGCAGGCCGCCGGCCTGGTCATCGCCGACGGCTACAACCCCACGGGCATCGCCTTCGACCCGACCTACGCATGGACGGTCTCGACCGCCCGGTACAACGACGGTCGCAAGAAGTACCCCGAGCTCGGCCTCGGCGCCAACGTGACCAGCTTCGAGGGTCTCGCCGCATCGACGTCGTCCACCGTCTCGGGCAAGCCCAAGGACGGCGACGCGGCCGACAACAAGGTCCGCGCCATCGTCGGAAACTTCGAGCAGGGCATCCGCTGGGGCGTGCAGCGCACGTTCCCGTTCCGCATGCTCGAGTATGGCGACCCCGACAACACCGGCCGCGACCTCGCCGGTCACAACGAGGTGCTGTTCCGTGCGGAGGTCATCTTCGCCTGGTACGCCTTCGTCGACCAGTTCGCCGTCATCGAGGACAAGGTGGCGAACGTCTGATGGGCCGGCACATCCAGGACGGCACCGGGGTCGTGATCTCGGTAGCCGACGACAAGGACGCGCGCTACGCGTCCGGCTGGAAGCCGTACGACGGTGTCGTGCAGGAGAAGACCGGCGAGCCCGACAAGTCGTGGAAGGTCGACGAACTGCGCAAGTTCGCTGCTGACAACGACATCGACCTCGCCGAAGCAACGAAGAAGGAAGACGTTCTCGCGGTCATCGCCGCGGCGCGTCAGTCCTGACGGAAAGGGGGCGGTCATGCCTGTGACTCCCGAGATGATCGCGGTTGCGCTCGGCGTGACCGCCCCCGAACCTGAGTCGATCCAGGCGCAGCAGTGGCAGCTGTGGATAGACGACGCTGAGATGCTCATCGAGAACCGGCGGGACAAGCTGAATGCCCCGGAGATCGATGAGGTCAAGCTGAACTACGTGGTCCGCGAGGCGGTCGTCGCGCATGTGAAGCGTCCTGACGACGCCACTCAGGTGACTGTCTCGGTGGATGACGGGTCCGCATCCAGGACGTACCGCTCTGGCAAGGGGCGCATCACGATCGTGGACGAGTGGTGGTCGCTGCTCGGGCTGACCGAACCGGAGGGCGCGTACAGCGTTGACCGGGTGGGGTTCTCGTCCCCGCACCCGCCGTGGTGCTCCATCTACTTCGGTGGGCCGTGTTCCTGCGGCGTGAACATTGCGGGCGGACCCATTTACGAGCCGGGTGAATCATGGGCCTAGCCTCCGACATCGGCTGGATGCTCCCGCATCTGCGCCGCGAAGCCGAAGGTCGTATGACCGAGACGGTGACCGCTGGTCACTTCACGGACGGTGTCGATGAGGCGACGGGCAACCCGACGCGTGTGCCTGTCGGGGAGCCGTTGTATGACGGCATCGCGCGGGTGAAGTACACGGACAACGCGGTGCGCAACGCCGAGGGCGCGTCGCAACTCGTGACCACGCAGGACGTGACCGTGTCGCTCCCGCATGGGTCCGTCGTTCTCCCAGAGGGGACGGACGTTCTGGTGACCGCGTCCACAGCGGATGTGGCGCTGGTGGGGCGTGCGTACAAGGTGGATGGTTCCCCGACGTTGGGGCAGTCCACGGCGTACCGGTACCCGGTGACCGAGCTGAGCTAGGCGGTGTGCGGTGGCCGATGACTTCTCGGAGTTAAACCAGCTTGCCGCTGACCTGACCCGAGTCCCGGACAAGGCGAACAAGTTCGTCAAGAAAGCGCTCGAGGTCACCGCCCGCAACGTGAAAGACGACTGGCGTCAGGGTGCCGACCGGACCGGCCTGGGCGCGTACGCGGCCGACATCGACTACGAGATCAAGACCCCTTCGGGTGAGATTGTCGCGGAGATAGGCCCGACGGTGGGCGACTCGGGGTCATTCGGTTTCGTGGAGGACGGTGGCGGGAATGTCCGCTCCGCTCCGCAGCACGCGGCTCGAGATGCTGTGCGCGCGAATGAGGACGACTTCGTGCGCGGGTTGGAGATCGCCGTGTTCGATGCGCTGGCGGAGGAGATCTGATGCGGGCCGAGTTCGACGCGTTCAAAGCCGCGCTGTCTACCCCGCCGCAGCTCGTGGGGAAGGTGTTCGAGGGCACCCGCACGACCGACGCGGGGGAGCCGCCACGTGAGAACTATGTGGTGGTGCAGTTTGGCATCCCGCGGTTCAACGACGAGCGGTACACGGCGCCGCAGGTGTACGGATCGACCCGTTTCTACGAGGTAGATGTTCGATTCGTCGCCACGTCCCACGCCGGGGTGATGACGCTGGCTGATGCCGCGCTGAAGCACCTGTTACGCCTGGTCCTGACGGTCCCTGGGCGAGTGTGTGAACCCATTCGCGAGGACCGCACGGCGAACGACCTGCAGGGCGTGCAGTTCGACAAGACCGCCCGGTTGTTTTACCTGGACACCACGTTCACCTTCATTTCGAGGAGCGCCTAATGGACGAAGGCAATCAAGTTGCTCGTCTCATTCGGCACGGCTTCACACCGGAGCAGGCGGTAGAAGCAGTGATGGCGTTCCGCCTGCATGGCGCGACTCGGGCGGCTGAAGACGCTATCGCTTCCGTGTTCGGGGAGGCGTACGTGCCGGCGGTATCGATCTTGATGAGGGGGAGCGACTGATGGACGCCACAATGCTTCGCGTCGGCGATGAGAAGAACGGCGAGGTTGAGCACTTCATCCCACTTGATCCGAAACGCCGTAGCAGGTCCGCCCAAATCTGGCATGAAGCCAAGTGCGGGCTCGGCGGGAGAGAGGACGGGGACTGATGCCTTTTGTTCGTGTGCGCGGCGCGTCAGTAGGTGACCCGCTTCACGAGTTCGACGTTTCGGTGGCAGAGGCCGAGGCGAATCCAAACATGTACATGGTCATGGACTCGAAGCCGGTAGCCAAAGCGCGACCGGCTTTGTTCGTTCCTGGTCTTGTGAAGCGGACCGCAAAGAAGCGTTCCGCGCGACGAGCTGGTGAGACAGACAAGACTGCCCCCGCGGGGGCCGACTCCTAGGAGGAGCAATGCCGAACGAGGCAGTGCAGCGCGGTCAGGCCGCGGACGGACATGGCATCGTCCTGTGGGTGCCGACCATCGCCAACAAGTTCCGACCCACGGTCGCTGAGCTCACGGCCAACACGGTCAAGCACCTCACGTACGGGCTCGGCCCGGACGGGTTCAGCCACGACCACCAGATCGCGACGATCAGCGTCGGTCGCTACACGCTGGATCAGGCGCTCGAGATGGACGGTGTTCACACGGACACCGTCGAAGTGAAGTGGGTGTACAACCGCGTCGCACCTACGGCGATCGAGACGACCCTCGGGACTCCGGGCGTGGACGGGAACATCGTCCACATCCTCGGGTACCCGAACGATCACGTCATCGATGAGGACACGAAGATCAACGCGATCATCCCTGTCACGACCTCGGTGCCGCGTGACGTGCCCCCGACGACCAACTCGGAGCTGATGAAGATTCAGAAGCTCAACGTCCGGGAAAAGGTCGCTCGCGAGCACGAGATCGAAGTTCAGGCGGCGTAGGCCGATCAAGCCCCGGGGTGGGGGTTTCCCTCACCAGGCTCCCACCCCGGTTTCTTCCCCCTGGTGAGGATGGTGAGGAGTGAACGGTGGATCTCAAAGATCTGATCGCAAAGCAGCGGGTAGAGATCGAACGTCCGGTGACGGAGACCGTAGATGTGGTCCTCGGCGGCGAACTGGTGACGGTGGTGTTCTCCCGACTGTTGCCGGATGACTGGCAGCAGTTGGTGGCGGAGCACCCACCCCGCACGCTCGGAGGTGACCGCCCGCGGCAGGTGATGTCTGACGCGCACGTCGGTTACGACCAGAAGGCGCTTCCGCGTGACTACCCGGTTACGCACATCGTCGTGGCGGGCGAGCCCGTCGACGTCGAGACGTGGCATGCACTGTACGACGTGCTCAACACGGTCCACCGCGAGAACGTGCACACCGTCATCTGGGGGTTGAACGTCTTCGACGCGATCCGGGAGCTGAAGTCGCTGGGAAAAGCGGCGGCGGGCTCGCCGTCCAGCTCGCCCGCGAACTAGGAGTATCCCCCCGCCGGTTCCTGGGATGGGAACCGGCCGAGGTCACAACGTATCTTCGGGAAGACCCGAAGCACCCGTCTTGGGTAACGCGGTCGATCACCGTGCGTGAATCTGAGTTCACGGACCGTGACCGTGGGCTGCTGTTGGGTTCGTGGGAGGCGCAGCATGAGCCGCGCGGCCCTCATGGCATCCCCATCGCGGACGCCACGGATCCGAGCAACAACCCGTTCGCTCCGGATGCCGCCGGCAGGTTCGTTGCGAAACCGGTGATCGACTTCGCTCAGGACGCGATCGACCGAGCTCGGGACGCTCGCCGCAAGTCGATGCAGAACCCAGATGATGATTGGGCGCTGCGGTGGGAGGTCGAGCTTGAGAAGCGGGTTACGACTTCCGAAACATAAGAGTCGAAGGTCCGTACTTGTTCGATGCCTGGTGAGTGAGCGCGTAACCACGCGCCTCCGCGCCGTTGATGACGGTGTCGTACTTGAGTGTGGCTAGGCCTAGCTCTACGGTGACGTTGCTTCGGCCGTCGAAGGTGCGGTCGAGAATCTGCTCACTGTTTGCCTCGGCCTTTTTCTGCTTTCGAAACGTTGAACCGATCACGAAAAACCCGAAGAAGCCGAATAGCCCCAGGGCTACCAGAAAGAAAAAGATGATGAGGATTGCGGCAGCCACGGCGAGAACGCTAGCAGCACCCGCACTCAATAGGTAGCGCCGTAGCAGGAATCGATCAAGGACGCCCCTGGCATTAGCCGGGGGCGTTCTGCATGGGCGGGTGGGAATTGTGGCAAATAACAGAGTCGTCCGTGTAACCCTCTCGGCGCAGGTTGCTGAATATAAGCGGGGCATGCTTGAGGCTGCCGACGCCACCCGAGCGGTCGGGACACAGGGCGAGAAGCTTCAGCAGACCCGCGAGGCTCTCAACACTTTGGGTCAGGCTGGTGTCGCCGCTGGTGGCCTGCTGGCTGCGGGTGTTGGCGTTGCCATCGCGAAATTCGCCGACTTCGACCAGGCCATGTCGTACGTGCAGGCCGCGACGCACGAGTCGGCCGACAACATGGCTCTGCTGCGCGAGGCGGCGCTCGAGGCTGGCGCCTCCACGGTGTTTTCCGCGACGGAGTCCGCAAACGCGATCGAGGAACTTTCGAAGGCAGGCGTGTCCACTGCCGACATTCTGGGTGGTGCGCTGGCTGGTTCGCTTGACCTCGCCGCTGCCGGCGGGCTGGGTGTTGCAGACGCGGCAGGCATCGCCGCGACGACGATGCAGCAGTTCGGCTTGAAAGGCAAGGATGCGGCCCATGTGGCTGACCTGCTGGCAGCCGGCGCGGGTAAGGCAATGGGTGATGTCGACGACATTGCTCAGGCGCTCAACCAGGCCGGTCTAGTCGCCTCGCAGTTCGGCATCTCGGTAGAGGAGACCACGGGCACGCTGGCGGCGTTCGCCCAGGCGGGTCTGCTCGGGTCTGACGCGGGTACGTCATTCCGCACGATGCTGTTGCGTCTCGCGAACCCGACCGAAGAAGTCAAGTCGCTGATGTCGGACCTGAATATTCAGGCCTACGACCAGCAGGGCAATTTCGTGGGTCTCGCAAAGCTGGCCGGCAACCTGCAGTCCAGCCTCGGCGGGATGACGCAGGCGCAGAAGGATCAGACCCTAGCGATGATCTTCGGGCAGGACGCTATTCGCTCGGCGAACATCCTGCTCCGTGAGGGGGAGGCGGGTATCCGTAATTGGACCGCCGCCGTCGACGACCAGGGTTACGCGGCCGAGACTGCGTCGCAGCGACTCGACAACCTCAAGGGTGATTGGGAAGCGTTCACGGGGGCGTTGGATACCGCGTTCATCAAAATGGGCGAGGGTGCAGACGGACCCATTCGTGGGCTCATTCAAGGCCTGACCGGGCTGGTGGACTGGTTCACCGAACTGCCCGATGTCGTTCAGCACGGCACCTTTTTCCTGGGGACCGCTCTATCGGCCATTGGCCTGCTCGGTGGTGGAGCACTTCTAGCCATCCCGAAGATCTTCGAGTTTCAGCTAGCACTGAAGGCGTTGTCCACGGCCACGGAGGGCTCTACAAGCACGCTGGGGAGCGCTGCCAACTTCCTGAAGGGGCCATGGGGTGTTGCGATAGGCGCGGCAGTGGCGGCGACGACGGTGTGGATCGCGACGAACGCCCGCATGGCCGCGGCTGCTGGTGAGCTGCGGGACACGCTCGACAAGACGACCGGTGCTGTCACTGACTACACGCGTGAGCTGATTGCGAAGAAGCTGCAGGAGGCTGGCGCGTTCGATGGTGCCCGTGAGGCGGGCATCACGCAGAAGGAACTGACCGACGCCATTTACGAGGGCGGTCAGGCGTACGACGACATGCTGTCCAAGCTGCGCGCGGCGCACGACGCGTCCGGCGGTTGGAACGCGACGATCGGTAACTCGATCAACACGGTGCGTGAGCTGGGTGTGAACCTCGAGGATGCGAAACGTGGTCACGAAAACCTTGCGGCGGCCACTGAGCGGACGCAGTCTGTGGCAGAGGATGCGGACCAGGCCATCAACGGTCAGAAAGATCAGTTGGGCGAGCTCGGTGATGCGGCAAGCCAGACGAAGGAAGACGTGAAGGGTCTCGCTGACGCGATCAGCGGGTTCGGGTCCGCGTCGTTCGACGTGGAGCAGGCGTCGATCTCGTTCGAGAGCGCTCTTGCTGATCTGACTACCACCGTGAACGACGGCAAAGGGTCTCTCGACAAGACGACGGAGGCTGGACGAGCAACCGGCTCTCAACTTATTGAGACGGCCCGGTCTACGAACGAGTACGCGGCGGCTGTCTCCGCGATGGGCGGCTCGACGGAGGAAGTGCAGGGCATCCTCGAGGCCGGTCGCCAGAAGATCATCGACACGCGCATGGCCCTCGGCGATTCGGAGCAAGCGGCGAGGGCGTATGCCGATCGCCTGGTGGCGACACCATCGACTGTGAACACGCAGGTCAACCTGATCGCTGACGAGGCGATTCGTAAAGCGCAGCAGGTCGCTCAAGCCATCAACAACATCCCGGGTTACCGGGACGTGGTCATCAACCAGATGGTGCGTGACACGGGCGCTGACCGTGGTGCTGTGGGTGCCGCGTACAACGCGAACGGTGGCTTGTACGACTACGCCTTCGCGAACGGTGGCGGCGTAGACACGGGCATCTATAAGGGCCGCGCGCAGGGGATGTACAAGTTCGCTGAGCAGGAGACGGTGTGGGAAGCGTTCATCTCGGGCAAGCCTGATCAGCGTCAACGCAACGTCGGCATCTGGCAGGAGACGGGCCGTCGTCTGGGAGTGGAGTCGCAGGCGCAGTCTGCTCCGCCGCTTGTGTATGTGCAGAACCCGTTCACGGGTGAGTACCTGTTGGCGAAGACGAGCGAGGTGGCCGACTCATCTGCCGTTGCAGCGACGTCGGGGTTCGCGTCGACTTTCCGGGGAGGGCGTAGATGAGCGTCACCGTTTCTGTTCTCCCCGGTGCGTCGTACAAGGTGCAGATCGTTGTCGACGAGATACCTGACGGAGCCGCGTGGCAAGTGACGGGTCGGGTCGGATCGTACGTCCCGGGTCTCGCGCCCGGGAGCGGTCTCGCACCGTCTGAGACGCTTGCGCCGGCCGGATCCGTCTTCACCCCCGGGGAGTGGTCGTGGACCGTGCCCGGGGGGTACGGGATAGGCGATGGGGGACAGGTTGTCCTCACGGATATCCGGTCCCCGGGGAACGTGCCGGTCGTGTACGAGCTCACCCTCGATGGGATGTCGCAAGCGTCGAACGTGGTGACCGTACCGTTCCAGAACGACATCGTGTTGCAGACCGGGGATGGTCTCGCCGCTGTGGACGTGGTCCTACTGGCGGAGTCGCTGGGTCTGGGGTGGGAGCCTCAGGTCGCTCAGTTCCGTGTGCCGGGGCGTGAGAAGCCGGTGGCCCGGTACGACGTCCTTGGTGTCGGTGGGGCGCAGTTCCGCATCCGGGTCCCGATGGGGCAGACGAAAGCCCTGCACCGGGTTCTGTCGTCTGGTGGGCCGATCGTGTACCGGTTCGGTGCCGCTGAGGGCAGCTACGACCTGGACCCGGTAGGTGTCGTCCTCGTCGGCGCGGTGTCGAGTGAGGCGGTCCCTACCGCGGATCTCCGGTTCTGGACACTCGGATACACCCCTGTCGATGACCCGTTCGCGGGTATCCGGTTGGGTGCGTCGCCGTGGGACGAGTTCGATACAGCGTTCACGGGTGACCCGTGGGATCACCTCGAGCAGATGTTCTTGGGGCTGGATTGGGACACGTTCGACAGGCAGGTGTGGGCGGATGCGTAACGGGCCCTCGGATGCGCAGCTCGCATCGGCTGTGTCGTGGCGTCCGAAGGTGTCATCTCAACTCGCCGGGGTGACGCTGGCAGAGTCCCTGCCGGTGTTGTCGGGGCGCGTGGTGTGGGATGCGGGGAACAAGGTTCCGGACCGGGTGACCATGAAGGTTGCCCGGTTCAGTGGTGGGAAGGACTTTCTTCCCACGGGGCCGGATGCACCGTTGGCGCGGTACGGGCAACAGCTGGACGTGACTGTCGAGGTCGCCGGGGTGGATGTGCGTCTCGGCCGTTTTCAGATCGACGGTTGGGATTACGACGAGGAGACGGTGTCCGTCACTGGGCATGGTCTGTTGCAGATCGCTGCCGACTCACGATTGTTGGAAACGATGTCGCCCCGCACGGATGGCACGTTGGTGTCGGAGTTCGTGCGGATGCTGCCTCCCGTGATGTCGGCGCAGTTCGCCACGGGTCTGGTAAACCGGGCTGTGCCGTCATCGATGGTGTGGAAAGAGGAGCGTCTCGAGAACCTGTGGGCGATCGCTGACGCGTGGCCGGCAGTTCTGAGAGCTGATCCGTGGGGGCAGGTGCTCGTCAAGGCACCCGTCACCGTGTCCCCGTCACCTGCCCTGTCCGTCACAGACGGAGTGGGTGGGACTGTCGTGTCGGTTCCTCGGTCGGATGAGCGTGCCGGGTCGTACAACATTGTCGTCGCGAGATCGTCCGCGGATGGGAACGATTCGTTCGCGGTCGCTCAGGTGACGTCGGGGGCGATGAACGTCGCCGTGTACAACCCGGTTCCGAAGTTCTACGCGTCACCCATGTTGGAGACGGTGGAGCAGTGCCAGGCGACGGCGAACGCGATGCGCGACGAAGCGACCCGAAAATCGTCGGTGCTGAAGGTGACGATGGCGCCGGATCCGCGTCCGGAGTTGGACGACACGATCGGTGTCACCCGTGACGGTGTTCTCGAGCTCGGCGTGGTCGTGGCCGTGGATATGCCGTTGACGATCAATGACGGTCCGATGCGTGTTGACGTGGGTGTTATGGGGTGAGCATGGGCATTTCGCAGGTGGATTTGTCGAAGCTCGCGGCCCTAGTGCCAGAGGGTGTCAAGCCCGGGTCGGACGTGTCCGGTCTCGCTGTCGGCACTGTCACGGGTCTCGACATTCCGTCCGGGTTGGTGCAGGTGACCGTGTCCGGTTCCGACCCGTCATGGGTTGCCGCGGCCCCGTTCATCTACGTGCCGGGTGCAAAGGTGCGAGTGCGCCGCTCCCCGTTGGACGGTGGGCGTCTCGAGTACTGCGAGGGTCCCGTCACACCGGCGCCGGTCGTCGTCACCGGTGAGGTGGTCACGATCACCGATGAGACGCTGACGGTCGCGGTGCTCGGGGAGGAATGGGAGCTCGGGTACACGTCCTCCACGTACGACGTGGGGGAGACGGTGGCGGTCCTCAGACACCCCTCCGGGTTCGGTGTGCCGCAATGGGTTCTTGGCATCGCTGGGCGTGAGCAGGTGGCGGAGAACCCGGGTGGCGGTAGCGATAATCCGGGTGAGGCGCAGTCCCGTCAGGCGACGCTCGTCCCGCAGGATTCGGGCTCATTCCGGGTGTCTCAGAACCGTTGGGACACATGGAATGTGGACCGTTTCGGCGGGGTGAAAGCGCTGTGGCAGGGCGACGCGTACAGGTCGGGGCCGATGGCCGGGTGGGCGGGTTACGGCGACCAGGTGATGAACCTGCGCGCGCAGTCCATCCAGAACATGTGGGTGGATGTGACCCGGTCTGATTCATCGACGTCCGCGGCCCAGAAGCCGTTTTTGCAGGGGTCGCCGGATGGTTCCCGGCCGACGGGCGCGGCGGCCGTGACGGGTGAGGGTGTCGAGGGGCCGGGGTTGACCCCGAACCAGTCGGCGCGGGTGCGGTTGCCCGACTCGACATATGAGGCGTGGCGTACCGGGGACATTCGCGGCTTGCGTCTCGCCGGGGCGGACTACCTGGCGTTGTACGGGTGGGACCGCGGCGGCGCAATGTCCATCACGGTGCAGTACACGGTGACCGTCTGATGGCGGTCTGGAAGTCCTGCGAGCGGTGCGGGTGCGTCGTCGCAGATATGAGCATTCACGAACAGTGGCATAGCCACGTGCAGGAGGTCACCGATGCCGACGACGAACGCTCGTAAGCACCTGATCCCGTCAGGGACTGACACGACTGTCTCAAGGGAAACGATCTTCGAGACGTGGGGGAACAGCATCCGTGATGTCGTTCCTGTCGCGAATGAGACGGAGCGGGCGCAGCTGGTCACGGCCTTGCAAGCAAGTGACGTTGGGCAGGGCCCGTCTGGTGCCCGCCCGTTGTACGTGCATCGTCTCGACGCCCCGGGGATGCACCGTACCGAGTACACGACCGATGGGGTGACGTGGATCACGGCGTCGGGGACACAGTTCTTCCCGGACGTGGCGACGGCGAACGCGTTCGGCACCGCGAACGGCTCCCTCCTGAACGTGGGCGACAAAGCCCGCATCGCGGGTGTCCCGTACGAATGGTCGGGGACCGCGTGGGTCGGTGGGTGGAACGATCTGGTCTTCTCGAACCAGTGGGACCGTCACCCGAACACGAACTACCCGAAGCCGGGTGTGAGCCGTATCAACGGTGTCGTGTGGGTGCGTGGCACGTTGCAGCGCACCGTGCAGAGCGACAGTGCCCCAGGGCAGTTGATCGCCACTCTTCCGTTGGGTTACCGACCGTCTGCAATTCAAGTCGCGACAATCTGGGCGAACGGTGCCGCGCGCTCTGTCGAGGTTCGGCCCGACGGGGCTGTTCTCGTCGGTGATACGGCGATCTCGTGGGCGCGCGCGGACCTGTACTTCCCGTTCCCGGCCGGCACGTAAGGAGCTGATCATGCCCTGGCGTAACGGATACATTCCCGAGTCGGATCTCGTCGTCTTTCGGCGGGGCCGCAACGTGACCGATGGCGACTGGTTCTGGGGTCTGACCCCAGCCACGTACGCGCGTCACCTTGCCCTCGTCGAGCGGGCGCGTGAACGGACGGGGCGCACGCTCGAGACTTCGGACGGGTGGGGCACCTACCGGCCCTACGCGGCGCAGGTGATCGCACGCCGCATCTACGGCAACGGTGCAGCTGTACCCGGCACCTCGTCTCACGGTGGTTTCTGGGAAGGTCGCGAGACTCTCGCGGTCGACTACAGCAACTGGTCATGGGTGTACGGCGGCGACCGTGCCGCGTTCTACGCCGACTGTCGGGCCGTCGGTCTGACGCCCGGGATGATCGAGCCCAGCCGTGGGTACCCCGACGAACCCTGGCACGTCATCGACGAGAACCCCCGCAGCGGGCCTGGACCCGCTTCGAACGGTGCGCAGCCGTTCCCGCAGACGGTGGAGACCGTCGCCCCTATCCCTCCGGAGGAGGATGACATGCCCACTCACATTCGATCAACCATCGGTGAATCGCTCGCCATCGGAGGGGTCGTCGTGCGATTCCCCACCCCAGAGGACGTCGCTGCAACCAAGATCGCCGCTGGCGCCTCCATGCAGGTCATGGACACCTCTGCGGCGGTGCACACGAGCATCATCGCCGCCGACGAACGTCGCGACGTGAAGGCTGCCGCGCTGCCGATCGTCGTGTACGCAGACGGCGGTGATGGCACCGTGTACGTCTGGGAGGACGGGCGTCTTCGCGCGCTCGCGGACCCGGCGACCCTGCACGACCTGCTGGACCGCGGCGCGACGTCGGTGCACTGGTCGGCCGCGGAGGTCGCCAGCCTCCTCGCGCAGCAGAAGAGCTGATCGTGGAACGGTTCCCCGTGCCCGAGCGGAAACGGCGTGCGCTCGAGGCGACCATCCGCATCATCGACATCGTCGCGTATTTCATTATCTTCGTCGGCGGGTGCTACGCCCTGTTCTTCACCCCCGACAGCGTCCAGCGCGAGCTCTCTGGGGCGGAGTGGCTGGTGCCGCTGTGGGCGGGGTTCCTGCTCGTCGGGGGTGGCATGGGGATGGTGGGGCGCATCACGCGCATCTGGATACTTGAGCCTCCCGCCGATGTGGCGGCGATCGCGGGCGCGGCGATCTACTTCGTCGTGTTGGGGAACACCCTGTTCCAGTCGGTCACCGCGGGCGTGGCGACGACGTTGGTGTTCTACGCGATAATCCAGATGTTTCGCCGCTACATCGAGTTGCAGATTTTCGGGACGGATCCGAAGGTGCACAGCTTCACGGATCGGATCGCGGAGACGCTTCGGAGGCGGACGGCGAACGTCGCTGCACGAGAGGAGTAAGCGTGCAGGACGTCAACATCGTCGCGATCCTCGTCGCGTGTTTGGGGGCGGGCGGCTTGGGTGCGTTCGCACGTGAGCTCGCTGACATCGCGTCGAAGGTGCGCCGTGGCGTATCGACCCGTGAGACGAACCGGAAGAACGACATCATCGGGCAGCGTGACGAGGCGCTTGCCCGAGCTGCGGCGGAGCAGAAGCGTGCTGACGCGGAGCGCGGCCGTCGTATCGCCTGGCAGGAGCACGCCGGGATTCTCGCGTACCGGCTGCGCATGGCCGGCATCTCCCCGGACGCGCTGCCGGACGGGCTCGAAGACACCATCAACCCCACCTGACCGGGAGGTCACCATGAAGGCTTTGTTCGATTCCGTCGTCCGCACGTTCACCCCGCTGATCGTGGGTGCCGTGATCGGGTGGTTCGTGACCGCCGGAATCACCCTCGACCCGGAGTTTGAGGGTGCGCTGACGCTCGTCGTGTCGGGTGCGTTCGCGCTCGTCTACTACGTCGGTGCGCGGGTGCTCGAGACGTATGTGGCGCCGCGGTTTGGGTGGCTGCTGGGCGTCGCCCGGCAGCCGATCTACGCATCGTTGCCGGATGCGAGCACGTCCACGCGGGAGGCGTATCAGGCGGCTCTCGATCCGCACCGTACGGCGTTCCGTAACCCCGGCGCGCACAACGAGTGATCCGGTTCCTGGTGGCGGTCCTCATCGTGGGGGCCGCCACCATCCTGTTCTCACCCACGAAGGGGGTACCTGATGGTCATTGACTACTCGAAGCAGACGTGGGTGGACGGTGACACGTCGAAGCCGTTGGATGCGGCCCGTCTTGGTCACATCGAGTCTGGGGTGAAAGCCGCGGCGGATGGTGTGGACGTGATCGTGGGGGAGCTCGACGGGCGACTGTCCGAAGAGGAACTAAACGCCATGTTTGTGGCTGTCCGCACCTCGGACGGCAAGGCCCTCCCGCCGGGGACCATCGTCGTCATCACCCTCGACAAGACGCTCGCGCAGGTCACCGCCAACCCCGTCGCCGACATCGCCGACATCACGTTCACGACGGGAGCCTGACCATGGCCTACATGAAAGACTCCGCGGGGCGTCGACTCGACACGTTCCGCGTCGCCGACCGATCCCGGCTCGGCCTTCTGGCCTTCGGCGGGCTGTACCCCATCGCCGATCACGCGCTGCCCGTCGGCGAGCCCGACACGCTCAGCAACGGCACGGACACGGCCCAGAATGTTCGTGTTCGACACGATCTCAGCGTCCGTGCCACCACCGTCGTGCTGATGTACGGCAACTTCTACAACAGCCCGCTCGTCTCTGGCGAAGCCGACGGCCCCAACGACGTCACCGTCAACGCCGGCATCACGCTTCCGAACGCGACCGGATACATCCCGGTTCGCTTCAACGGTCTGAAGACGGTCACGATCAAGCCCGGCACGTTCGTGCTGTCGGACCCGATTGGGGTGGGGCTTCTGACGGCTGGGCAGTCGATGTACTCGCAGACGTACGCGACCGTGGCAGCAGGCGGAAAATGGCCTCTGACGACAGTCGTCAACAACGGAGCCCGCCCCAGTGAGGGATACGAGTCGGGGACGTCGATCACGGACAAGTCGGTAGCCAGCGGCATCCCCGCGAATGCAGGACGCGGCTTCGGTCCCCTCGCCGTGCTCGGCACCACCCCCGACCCCGCACCGATCACGGCCATGATCGGCGACAGCATCGTCGTGGGCCAGGACGACGGCACCGGCGACGGTATCAAGACGCTCGGCTGGGCAAACCGCGCATTCCGCGCGCAGGGCATCCCGTTCATCAAGCTCGCCGCATCGAGCGACAAAATCCAGCTGTTCCGCGACCCCCGTCGGTCCTTCAACCGCCGCATGTTCGTCCCCGGCGTGGCGAACATCATCGAGGCGTTCGGCATCAACGACGTGCGCGGTGGCCGCACCCTTGCGCAGCTGCAGGCTGACAAGACCGCGTTCTGGAACGAGTGCGCCGCACAGGGCATCGACGTCTGGGCGGCAACACTGACGCCGTCGACTACCTCCACCGACTCATGGGCAACGGTCGCAAACCAGACTGTTGGATCATGGGAGGCGGTGCGCACGGGATACAACGACTGGGTCCGCTCGCTCCCCGCCCCTCTCAAGGGAGTAATCGAAGTCGCCGACACCGTCGAGTCCGCGCGAAACAGCGGGAAGTGGAAGGTTACGGGCTCCGCCTTCGGCTACACCCCGGACGGCCTGCACCCCAACACGACAGGCCACACCGCCATGGCCGGCGCGGTGACGCTCACACCGTTCCGAGCGTGACGCCCGGTCACCAGGCGTTGGCTACCGTCGCGCCGATGATCTGCTGCCCCGCTTCAGTGGCGTGCAGCAGATCATCGGCGTACGGCACGGCGACGTTGAGCAGCGACAGGTAGTCGATACCCGCCGCGCGCGCTGACGTTGCTAGTGCGGTATCCACGCGCTCAAGGTCTGCGCGCTCGCGGGCAGGCGCAGGCGGCGGGCCAACGACAAGAACGCGCTCTGCGTGGAGCGCCGCGACGAGCGATCGAACCGCGTTCTCGATCGTTTCGGCGGAGGCTGAAACGTCGTTGAGTCCGGTCTGGATGATGACCGCGTCGGGGCCGAGGGCATTCACCGCGTCGACACGCGCCGAGTAGACCTGGTCAGTGCAGTAAGTAGATCCGGTGACCCCGGAGCCGCCGAACGCATTCACGTAGACAGCTACGCCAGAGGCATTGCCGAACGTCTGCGGCCATGCGTGCGTGGGACCGCCGATCTGCCATCCCATCGCATACGAGTCGCCCAGCACGACCACGCGCTCGCTTCCCTCCGAGATTGGCACGGTCGGGTCGAGGGTGGCCGCGAATGCCCGTGTCTCTTCGCACACGGCTGCCACCGTTTCGGCGCGTGCGTTCTGACGGTACAAGTAAGCGCCGCCACCGGCGATACCGGCGACAACGATGAGCGCCGCGACCCACGCAACCGCTCGCTTCCCCCGAGAGTTCATGCCCGCGATTCTATGGGTTCGCCCGGCTGCATCATTCGTGCGCATTTCTCACCAACCCCAGCACTACAGCGAAACGCCCCCGGCGCCTGCTCATATCGAGCGGGTCGCCGGGGGCGTTTCGTCGTTGCCGAGCCCGATGTCGGAGGGGGCACATAGGCTGATCGTCCCTCCCAAAGACGGGAGCGGCCCCGACAGGTGCTACCAACACCAGCCGGGGCCTAGCCGAAACCAAGTACGAGTTGGAGTCGACCATGTTCCAAGATAGCCGCGCGCGCACCGAATCAGACGCCGCGATCGCCACCTACCTCGCCCGCTACCCGCAGGGCTCGAGGAAGACGAAAGCCATCGCCCTCCGCCGCTTCACCGAATGGCACGACGGCAGCGTCCTGCACGCCACCCGCGCGGAGATCGAGATGTTCTCCCACCACCTGCAAGACGAGGTCGGCCTGAAACGGTCGACGGTGTACTCGTACCTCGCGACCCTGTCAGGGTTCTTCAAGCTCGCCGTCGCCGACGGCCGCATCGCCCAGGACCCGACGGTGATGGTCCGCCGCCCGCGGGTGGAGTACGACGACGACCGCCTTACCCGCCTGTCGACGCACGACGTTGAGAGGATGCTGCTCACCGCGCAGGGTAGATCACCGCAAAACCTCGCCATCGTCGCCCTGCTGGGACTCCTGGCGCTCCGGGCGTCGGAGGCGGCATCCGTCCGCATCGAGAACATGAACGGCCACGAGAAGGGCCACAGGGTGCTCCGCCTCGTTGGGAAGGGCGGCAAGCCCGCCACCATCCCCCTGCCCCCGCTCGTCGCGCGCATACTCGACCGCGCCGCCGCCGGCCGCATCGACGGGCCGCTGCTCGTTTCCCGGACGGGTCGACAGCTCGGCAGGAACGACATCTACAAGCGCGTCGCGACCATCGGGAGGGACGCTGGGCTCGGCCACGTCCACCCCCACCAGCTACGGCACGCCGGAGTGACCGCGGCGCTCGACGCTGGCGTGTCCGCCCGCGACGTGCAAGCCTTCGGCCGGTGGTCCGACGGGCGGATGGTGGAGCGGTACGACCGGAACCGGAAGTCGCTCGACCGGCATGCGTCCTATGCCCTCGCGGGGCACCTATCTGCCGTGGCGGATCGCATCGCCGTGTGAGGTCAGAGGGTGCGTACGGTGACGGCATTGCGCCACACCACCGGTTGCCAGTGGCCACCATCGCACGGCACCTCGAGCATGACGACGCGGTCGTTCGCGCCCATCGCCCACGCCTCGACGCGCTCGGCGGCACGGTTCGGGAACTGCACCCACGCCCACACCGGGCGACGCTTATCGAACCACTCGACCGGTTGCGGTCCGTACGCCTGCAGCGGGAGCGTCATCGGCTTCACCGCTGAGAGCACACGGGAGAGCTTCTCGTCACTGACCTTGTTCGAGCCCATGCTGACCGGTCCCCTTTCCCCGGCCGAGAGGAAGACTACGTCACGGCGCCGACATCGGCGCGCCGATGTCGGAGGTCGGAGGGACACTGTCGGCATGCCCACCGTCCCCGAGCTCTTCGCCTTCGAGAACCGCCACCCCCGGCACACCAGCCATAAGGAGGCGCTCATCTTCAACGAGCTCGCGCTGCGGCCGGCGCGGTACTACCAGCTGCTCCGTCACGCCGTGACGTCCGCCGAGGGGTGGGCCCTGGACCCCATGCTTTGCCGGCGCGTCCTCGCGAGGGAGGCGGCGTGATGGACCACGCGCTCGAGGAGCTCATGCCCGACGAGGACGTCGACGGCCTGTTCGTCGTGTGGGTGTGCGAGTGCGGGAAGCGTGGCCGCGCGGCGACGCAGCAGACCGCGCACACCGGCTGGCGCAAGCATGCGGAGCGGGGCGAGAACGTGTGGTGCGGGGGAGTGGTCTGACGCATGAAGAAAGCCCCCGCTCGGCGAGACGGGGGCTGTACTTCGGGGGGATAAGCGCTCGGCCTATGACCCGCGGTCGATAAGCGGTGGGCTTATCGAACGCTCTGAGCCCGTTGTCTTCCGCACAACATCCTCGACCTGATCCCGTGTCACCCAGACGGTGATCGTGGGCGCGAAGGTGTCCTCGAGGGAGTACCAGTCCACCTCCGCCTCGTCCACGCGGACGGCGCGCACAGGGTTGTGGATGGTGTCGATCCGCTCAAGATCTACAGAGTGGCCGGCGTCACGGATCGCGGGAACGAGGTGGGCCATGACGAGGGCGTACAGCAGTTCGTCCGTGTTCACGTCGGGATCCTCGTCGTAGGTGTCCCACCACCAGTCGTCGAGCGCGTCGCCGTCGCCGAAGCCCCATTTGCTACAGAGGCTCTCCGCGTCGAGCATGAAACGTTTCTCGCTCACGACTTCCTCATATCTCTTCTCTGGTGGTGTCCCACGGGTGTGGTCCTTTGTGCGTGGTGTGCGGGGGTTTCGTCGTGCCGTTGGCGGGGTCGCCGTTGACCCCTGCTCATCTTCTGGCGTGCCGCGTTGCCGCGTTCACCGCCACCGGCCTGGTGGTGTTCGTGCTCATGGTTCGAGTATGGAGCGGTAATTACCGCCGTGTCAAGTCACCTTATCGCCGGGACCATTCAAGGCGCGGCGAAGCGGGCGCACACCAGACAACGTCGCCCCGATCGCATCCGACATCTGCTGATGAGCGTCCGGCTGCAGGTGCCCGTACGTGTTGACGGTCGTGGTGATCGACTCGTGACCCAGGCGGGCCTGAACGAACGGGAGCGGCACCCCCGAGGCGATCAGCCATGAAGCGTGCGTGTGGCGGAGGTCATGCGGATTGGGTGACTTCTTCAGTGGTCGCACCCCGGCCTCCAAGCACAGCTCGGGGTCCTGTGCTCGAGCAATGAGCGGGATCCAGACGTTCGACCGGAAGCTGCGGTGGTTGATGGCGCGGCCCGTGCGGCTGGGGAAGACGAGCTCTTCGGGGTCCCCAGGGGTGCCGAGTGCATGTGCGACATCGGCGCTCATGCTGACGGTGCGCTTTGACCGCTTCGACTTTGGCTGCTTGAGAATTGAGCCACCGCGCGGCGCGCGCTTCCATGCCCGGTCGATACGGACGGTGGGTGGCGAGCTATCCAGGTCGACGCGATCCCATGTAAGTGCGGTGGCTTCGCCCCATCGGCAGCCGGTTCCAGCGAGGAACAGTAGGAGGCCTTCGTAGCGTGCCGGCGCGAGCGCGAGGATGGTGGCGAACTCATCGGCGGACAGGAACACGCCATCGCGCTTCTCCCCGCGTGTGATGCGGGTCTTCCATGCGGGGTTGTCGTTCCGCAGCTTGTGTTCGACGGCAACGCGCATGGCGGCGGAGAGGATCGAATGGTAGTTCTGCACCGTCTTCATGGAGACGGGCTTCTTAGTGGCCTGCGTCAGCTGCTTCTCTTGCCACGTCACCCACCGGCCAACGTCGGCTTTAGTGATGGCGTCGACGGGCATGTCGCCGAGCACCTGCAGAAACGATCGCTCCGCAGCGCGCTGGTAGTCATCGCGGGTGCCGTCCTCGACGCCCGTCAGCATCCCGGAGTCGGCGTCGAGGTACTGCACGACCCATTCACGGAGCGTCGGCATAGAGGACTCTCGCGCGCGGGCCTCGAGGACGGCAACTGCGTGCTCCCAGCCGACGCGGCCAGCGAGTGCCCGGAACTGTTTGGCGCCCTCAACGTGGACGAAGGTCTTCTGCTGAGGGCGTCCGTTGACTCGTTGCTGGACGCGGAAGCGCACTGTGCCGTCGGCGAGAGTGCGCGTGCCGAGACTAGGCGTGCCCAT